CCAAGAAGCCCCTGAGCTGTACCTGCGCCTGAAGCCATACGCGCAAGCGCCTGACTATCCCAACCAAGGTTATAATTTGTATTAGCCTGATTAGTTAGCCCCGCACCGTAAGGCGTACCTGCTACACCCGCCGCAGCTTCAGCCGCAAGAGCTTGCTGAGTGTTGGTGTTTAATCCTTGCGTATATAAAGCGTGTTGCGGATCATACCCCGCCTGAAGCGCCGCCATTGCGTACTGTGGGAGCCCCGTTGCAGCGTCAATAATTCCTTGTCCCTGAGCAACCGTATTTGCGGGGTTGTACCCCGTCGCTGCGGAGACCGTAGGTAAACTTTGAATGCCCGATATTGCGCCTGTATCGGCAGCGGGCATCGAGCTGTATTGGTGCACCGAGGGAGCGCTTCCACCACCAGACATATTACTCTCCTATTATTTTAACGTAGCGGATTTCATGCGGTGTGTATTTAAGCCGCTTCATAATGCTGCTGACACTGTACCCGTTATCGTTCTTAAAATCAATCTTAGGCATCAAGTCGATACGCGAAACGCCGAACTCACGAAGACCTTCTTCGCATAGGCTCAAGAGCTTGTAACCAACCCAGCCTTCACGCTCTAAAGGATGTACCCAGAACGCATCGCTGATTGCCGTTTTGCGGCGTGTGCAATGTAATTCAGGAGTTACAAAAATAGATAGGTAGCCTATCAGCGCACCGTCACGGCGGGCGCTAAAAAATTTTATAACGCCTGCGCGTTCCATTGCAAAGTACTGGTCGAAGTTAGGTTCAAAGTCTCCCCCGTCCCCGGTCTCTTCCCAGTTCTTTTTAAGAAGAGGAAGCGCCTCGTGAATTGCATCCGCGAAGCGCTCCCACTGATAGGTAACTTTAGCAGCGTGGGCCAATGGTCGCCGAAGTTTCTGCGGTGCCTGTACGCACAGCGTTGCTGTCAACTGAAGGGCCCATCTTGAGCTGGGTTGATTTGTCGCTGCTCGAAGGCATGCGATTTTTCATTCCTGCCGACATGCTTGCCTGACCTGATTTACCTGCTTTGCTTGATTTGTCTTTTGCCATTTTACTCTCCTATATGCCCTGTATAGGGCGGTTAAAACGCAAGCACGTTGTCCGTCCATCCATACGCCCGTATATAACAAGTGCCATCCCCTGCTGTGTAATATACGTTCGCGCTTTCAAGTGTAAATGTTGCGGGGATGGCGCTATACGAACTTGTAACACCCCCTTGTCCGCCTACGCTCACATACGCGGGATTTGAAGCAGAAGTAAGTACTCCGTAAGTAGAATTTGGGTTTAACGCGCACCCGTTAATATTGGATTGCGACATAACAAAAGAAATTTGCGCCGCCGTTGGGGGAATAAAAGGTAATGTAGCTATAGTTGTCGTAGCCGTCCCATTGCCTATTAAAGGCAAAGTGCTTGTGTTTGTTGAAGCGGTTACTACATAATTTGCCTTTGCCCCTTTTTGCAAAGTGCGTAAGAATACGCTGCTGGCGCTTGTCCGCACCGCGCCCCAACGGCACGCATAAACATACCCTGAAGGAAACGAGGGCGCAGTGGCCGACAAACTGAGAAGCCCCGCCGTATTAGCGCCATTGTCGATCAACCAAACATAATACCAAGTGCTTGCCGCCAATGACCCTGTATCAAGCCCATTCGCTCCGGTGGTAGCGGCGTTAATCACTACGGACACATTTGAGCGAGTAAACGCTAACCCGCTGCCAGCGTAGTTGGCAAGCTGAACAAAATTGGAAGCCACGTCCACTTGAGTATTTGGGGTGGTTGCATCGTTGTTTATCTGCAACCCTGAAGCCATGCAAAACCCAGACGGGTTTGCCGCCAAAGGCGACCAAGCAGGAGATGCCCCACCATACCCTTCAAAAAGATTGAGAGATGTATTGTACCGGATCATACCCGCGTTGGGGGACGCGTTGCGCTGCGCGGTTGTGCCTGACGGAAGGTCAAGCTCTCCTGTACCCGTCATGAACAAGTCGTTGCCCACGGTTGTAATTCCCAACACGTTAAACGCCCCGCCTACAGCTAAAGACCCCGAGAGCGTGCCCGAAGTCGCAGAGAAGCCAATAAGCCCAGTCAGGTAAGTAATGTCTGAGTTGGAACCGTTATGCGCCGCTCCGGCATTCACTGCTGAAGAAATAGCGTTGAAGTTGGCGTTTACCTGAGTAGCATCGGCAATCGTGCCGTTTTGAAAAGTGTAAGGGTAGGACGCAAATATCTGCGCCTGCGCGGGCGTAACCAGAACCGCAAAAAGGAGTGCAAGCCATTTCTTCATAGTGTCGCCTGTGTGTAATCGAGGATTTGACGCCTCAAGAAAATGTCACCGATCTGGAACCCCTGAGCACAAGGGCCAGACACATATACAGCAATTCGTCTATAAACAACAGGGGCTGTAAACGCCGCACGTCGAGGGCGTAAAGAGTTGGAAGCCCCGCGCCATACGGTAGGAGACCCCCATGTCATCGCGCCCCACTTGGAAGGTGCGCCTGTAACTTGATAGGATACAGAATTATAAACTGAGCCATCCTGATCTATGAGCGCCATGTTGATCTGCGCTTGCCCTGTAACCAGCGCCATGTTTACCGTAAGATCAGCAACGTTCATCATTGAAAGAGCGCCGGGGTCGGCCATCATTGCTGTCTGAAAAACAAACTGCATTTGAGCGCCGTTCTCAATCGAACTTGTTGTCGGGTTGGGCACAACCGCGCTTGCAAAAAGTTGCGCCGGAACTGCGCGAGGTACAATAATGAACTCGTTATTGTAAGCGGTTATGGCTTGCGCCGGAAACGTATGTGGGCCAGACCAAAGATTGCGCGAAATGTCGTACCAGTATTCTTGATACGGCGTACCGACCACATCGGACGGTTGCACGTTTACGCGCATGACGTTGGCGTTACAAGAAGAAGCCACACGGCTTGGGTATAAGTTATTCAGGAACGGGTACACAACCCCTTCACCCGCAACCCCAATCGGGTCAGAAATGCGGGCAAAGAAATCTACCACACGGTATCCGTCAGGGGCAAGGAAAGCCACGCCGCGAGGCGTATCCACGATTGACCAAGGAGACAACGTGCCCGTAGCCGCGTTGAGCGTGTTTACAGATAGTGTTGAACCTATATAGTCCCCAGTGATCTGGTAAATGTTGTTGGTGCTTTTGAACACAAGCAAGGACTGGATCACGCCGCCGTTTTGGTTGTTTAAAGGCAAGCCATGCGCCGCCGTTAATTTTAAGCTGTCGCCAAATGTCAGTGCTTGGTTTGCGTTGCTGCAATTCAAAAAGAGCACATCGGTAAACACAACGGATGGTTGACCGACAGTTGGGTTGACCCCAAAATATGCCCGCTGTGCAAACTGAGACACCCATGAAGGCGGTGAAGTAAACGTAATAAGCCCGTAATAGGTCAGCGCTATTGCCGCACTAAACCCTGAACCCGTACCACCGATGTTTGCTGCAGCGGTCGTTACCACGTCTGTCGTGTTGTACCCAGACCCGCTGTTAAGAATGACGATAGATGAGACCGCTCCTAATGCTACGGTGACATATCCTGTCATCCCCGTGCCCGCAGAGATCGTGGCAACCTTGATAGAGAAGCCCGCGCCTGTACCACCCAGATTGGTGTTTGACGCCGAAAGCGTATCGTTTACGGCGTAACCTACGCCGCCGCGAGTTATGGTCACAACCGTAACCGCGCCGCCCGCAACCTGCACCGTAGCTTGCGCTCCAGACCCTGAACCGCCCGTAAGCGGCACATTGTAATAGAACCCCGCTATATATCCAGAACCGCCGACAAGTGTGCCCAGCGTCAACGCTGAGGCGCAAGTGAACGTAACTAGAGGGTAAGTTCCGTTGGTGTAGCCGGAGCCGCCTGTGATCGTCCCCAGCGATTGTACAGCTCCCGGAGCTGCAAGATTGCCCGCGTTCCAAAAGATGTTGTTAGGATTGGATACATTGAACCAACCAATGTAGTTTGACCCCGTAAAGCCCGGATGGGTTACAATCACGTTTACGCCTACGGTGTCGATTGTTGGCGGCGCCCAATCCCCTGAACTTGCCTGAGTGGCAGGTAAGTTAGAAGAAGTGATGTTGTTCACAAGAACAAACGTGTTTGTTAAAAGATTGAATATGAACGGCTCATCGTACCCTGAATAAGTGATGCTGTTACGCATACCATAAAGCAAGTTACCGATAGCTTTGATGACGACAATAGGTCCTGCACCGCCTGAAAGCGAATTGAAGTCTGTGTTAAAATCAGCGTTAAAATCCGCAGGGAGAATAGGTCCCGCAGTTAAAGGCGTGGCCGCAGGACGGCAAGCCCACAAGTTCTTTGTGGTCGGATCAGGAATAAGGTTTTGAAGGATCGCCATGCCGCCGGGCGCGGTGTTGGTCTCATCAAGACTGTCACACAGGCCAGAAGGGGAGAAGCGAACAACGTCCGAGTTTATCGTAGTCATTCATCACCACCCTAAAGTCTTGGTGTTAGGCTGGCGATCAAAGCGGGAACCAAAGCGACGGCGATCAAGGTGCACGGTCTTAGCACGCCCGTCATCGTCTTTCTGAAGCTCAAGGTAGCGATGCAGGATGCCTTGAGCACCGTCTGGACCATTGCCCAAAAACGCTTGCTGGCGGCTGTCTCCCGCAATCTTCATAAGCTCGCCCGCAAGCCGCGTAATCAAATAGGTCTGGTTAGGGAACCAAGGGATAGACGTAGATGTCTCTGGCGTGGTGATGTCCGAGGGCTGCGAATAATAACGGATAGTTGTGTTGTAGGCGCCGCCCGACGGAGGCCACACATACATAAGCATGTTGCCGACCCCGCCTGATACATCGGTGGCAAACTGTGCTGGATAATTAGAGATGCCCGCTTGCTGAACAAGGGCGTCGTATTCAGAGAGGTCGATACTTACCATAACGTAAGGAACGCCATCGACAAGGTAGAACACCTCATCCATTGCCATACGCAAATAATCTGAGGGCAGGTTGTAGGGGCCAGAACCTGTGGTCGTATTTAAGTTGACGGTGGCGCTTTTACGCGCCACCTCAAGGTCGTAGGTCTCTGCAAGATCGGCGAGGATCATGTTGAGCATTTGCCCCGCCTGCGATGTATAGCCGGGAACCTTAGCTATCTGTGTCGCCAGAGCGACGATTTGTTGTGCTTGAAGTGCCATTTACTTTCGCCTCTTGCAGAACGATTTCGCGCTCGATCTTGTGAATTTCTTCCTTAAACCGTTTTACACTAACCAATGCGTTGGAACGTTCGGCTTCGTGCTTGGCAAAATCTGCCTTGCTTTTAGCCTGACCACGGGAAGACTGAGAACCTGTTTCAATCTTGAACTGATTGTCAAGGCGAACCATGTCTTCTTCCAAGCGCTTTAAAGTTACCTCGTGATGTTCAAGGTCTTTGTGCAGCTTGACCAACTCATGCTTGGCTTCCTGACGCCCTGCCACCTGCTCCAGCTTATCGGAAAGCTTATTGATGTCCGATACTGCGGTGTCCTGTGGGACAAAGGTCTGGAAAACCATTGAACGTTTTTCGTCCACCTGCACGGAATAAGAAATCCCAATCGCGGCGGCTGTTACCTGTTCCTCTTTCATGCTGTGCTCCTCTTACCGGGCAAAGTGCCCGGAATAAGGAATAGCAGTATTTGGAGAAATTGCAACATTGCGTGGGCGGCGATACTCGTTTGCGTTTGCCCCGCCTACAGCCTTTTCATGCTTCCATGAGTTCTGCACAATCTCTTGCATAGATGCGAGCTGACGACGGGTAAACTTATAAGTTTCGCCTTGGATGTACTGCACCCCGTCCACCCGAATTTCGCTCGCATATCCCGGCAAATCAATGGTGTATTCTACCAGCTCTTCGTTCGGATCAATGCGGGAATTTTCTTCGCGGATCATCGCCTCAAGAGCTGCCTTGCGTGCGGCTTTCTTGGCGTCTTCTCCGACCTTTGCCTTTGCTTCATTACGAAGCGCTGTGACTTCAGCATCGGACAAAAGCTCGATGCCGGGCGCACGGGGGCGGGAAGGTTTTTTAACGGACGGGGTATCAGACATTTAGTTTGCTCCTCAGGTGTGTGTCCACGGCCCATTGGCAATGGAATTGGCGGAGACAAGGATTGGCCAACCTTGGCTATCCACTCCGACAAAATCTCCCGGAAGAACCTGCAACACGCCCCTGTTTGGGATAATGAGCAAGCCGTTCGCGCTGAACGCGCCGGGGAAAATAGGTAAGCCATTTACGGCGTCGTTCTTAATGCCCTGTGCAACAGTAGCAAGATCAGCAGGAAGAATACCTGCGCCGCTATTTGCCCAAGACACTGAGGTAAGAGTTGTTGTGGCGTTTGTGCCAAGTGTGCGGGTTGCCATTCAATAGTCTCCACATGTGAGAAGGAAGCGGCCCTTCGGGGCCGCTAACTATTAGCCGAAGGTGGAGTTGAAGGCTGAAGCACTTTCGATACGCATCGCAAACTGATTGTTCTTGATGAGTGTACCGTAGAACACTTTCCAACCGACCACACGGAGCTGGTTCAATGGATCGGACTTATCCGCACCAGCAAGCCAAGTGATCTTGATGTCGTCGAGAACAACCTGACCGTATGCACCGCGGCCGAACACATAGGTTGGGTAAACGGTAACACCTGCTGCCGGAGCGGCTGGCGGGG